GTGTCCATTGACTAAAGTTTGCATCAGTGAAATTAATGTAATTTCCACCGTACATTGCTTTAGTTTGGGTTGGTTGTAAAGCGGCTGGTATGCCTGCTGTAAAAGCCATATTGTTTTGATTTTAAGTATTATTATTTATTTCCATTTTATTCGCAACTTATCAGAAGAATTACCTGATACTACTCTAATCTTATCACCGGATTTTGTAACAACTGAAGATGCATCACTTCTAGGATCCATATTTATATTTTTAGCTTTTCTAGCTGAATTTTTTATAGCATCGGCACGGCCTTGTTCATAAAAATGATTCGCTATTTTGTCTGCATTTTGTGCAGCAAATATTGCTTTATGGTATTTTTCCACGTTTTTTGCACTTCCGTTATCTTCAAATTGATTTAAGAAATTTGTAATATCTGATTGAAAATCTTTTGTTTTTTTTGGGTTTTCAACTTTAAACCTGTATTTATTTTCTCCAACGTTAAAATCAAAACCTTTGAAATTATCAGAGAATATCTGTTCAGTTTTATTTTTGAAATCGTTTTTAAATTTATTTGATTCTTTTTCTAATTGTTGCTGCTCGCTATAGTGTTCAAATGCTTTTTTATATTCTGGAGCAATATCATTATTTTTTCTTAACTTAAGATCAGTATAATATTGTTCTTTTATTTTTGTTAAAGCATTTTTAGCACCGTATAGTTCTTCTTTAAAAGCTAATTGTTTAGCTTTAATATCGGACGGTTCGTCCAGTTCTTTATCATAGGCAAAGTTTTTATCCATTAAAAAATCAATATCTTCTTTGTCTAGATGTGGTTTTGTAAATTCATAGTATTCTCTAACTAAACTAACATTGTCTATTTTTGTTAAATCTCTATTTAATTTAGTATAGTCTTCTACATTACCTCCAGTGTCTTCCATAAACTTTATTAGCTTATCAACACCTTCCGGTAATTCTATATTATTATCTTGAACTATTTCTTCTTTAGTTAAAGGAATAGGTTTTTCTTCTATTTCCTTTTCTTCATTATCCTCTTCTTTTATTAACTCTAAAGGAGAGTCTTCTATTGTTTCGTTTACTTCTTTGTTTTCTTCGGTAGTTTCTTGGCTATTGGATTCGACCCGTATTCCGCCGTCCACTTCTTGGCTAAGTTTGGTAGGTTTATCCACATCCACTTCCTTTGTTTCTCCGACTTGAATGGCATTTGTTTCTTGTTTTTTAGGTTCTTTATCAACGTTAACTTTATAAACTCCATCATCTTGAAGTCCATATTCTTTATCTACCTCACCTGATTCAATAGCTTTTTCAAGCACAGCTACTTCTTTCTCTTGAGGAGTTACTACAACATCCTCACCTCCATCAATAACTTTTACTTCAACTTTTTCTTCTGTATTTTTTTCCATAATTTTATAAAATATAATAGTTTTTAAATTTTAAGATGCTTCAAATCTTCCCATGTCAAAGCCACCTAAGGTATCATTACCTGCTGATTCAAAATCTTTAGTGGGATTATCAGTATTAGGAGCTCCACTAACTCTACCTTCTACTTTCATAGCTTCTTTTGTTAAAGCCGTAGCATTGCTTCTTTCAGCAAGTTCCATTTGTGATTTTAATTCTAATTGTTTTAATTGAACATTTAAATTAAATTCATATTGCATTAATTCTTTTTTAGACCTTGTTTCAAGTTCCATTTTTTTAATCTCAAATTCAACATCAGCTTGTCTGTATTGTATTTTAGATGATGTTTTTACTTGTTCAGCATCTGCTTTAGCTGCTTCAACTTCTATTTGTGCTTGGCCTTGAGCTTGTGCTTGTGCAGCACTTGCAGCGGCAGCTTGTTGTTGATCAGCGGCTTGCTTAGATTTTCTTCTAAATTTTAATAATTGATTTGCTAATTTTACATTATTAACTTCTCTTATATCAATAGCATCTTCTAAAAATATATCACCTTTTGAAAGAGCCATTTGTATGTTAGCTTCTAATAAAGCTTTTTCATCTTCATCAGGTTCTAATTCAAGAAATATACCAAAATCATGTAAATTTAAACTTTTAATTTCCTCTAATGATCCTACTGAAAATTGACCTATTGAATCTATTAAAGATTCTTTTGTAGGATGAAACTCTAAAACATCTTTAAATCTCAATGATATTGCTTCAGCTAATGATGTTGTTATAAACATACTACTATATAGTATATGTCTAGTTGCTACATTGCTGTTTGCTGCTGCTAGTTTCTGTACACCAACAAGAGAGTTAGGATCTGGATCAGAACCGTCTCTAGCTTCATTCAAGCCAGTAACATCTCTCATCATTTGTATATACTGATTGTAAGTTCCAATTAAAACTTGAGCTTGATCTCCATTACTACCAGGAAGTTCTTGTATTGGAACTTTTGCAAGATTTTGGTCACCTTCAACAGTTAAAGATCTACCTATAATAGAACCTGTTTGAAAGTACATGTTTAATGCTTCTTGAGGGTTGTAATTATTTCCATTACCTAAATCTATTTCGGCTAAACCGTCAGCATCTAAATAAACACCTGAAGGTGTCATTCTTTGTATCGCTTGCTGAAGTTTTAAATGAGTTAATTGAATTAAATCAGCATAAGGAGTCATTTTAGCTACTAAAGAATCTATATTTCCTTTATACATTCTAGGTGCACTTGCAATGTAATTCATCATTACTTTATTAATATTTGCATTAGGCCTAACCATATTAGTTGCTTTCTGCCATTTTAATAATTGTTGTGTTCCTAAAACTAATACACCTTCATATATAACTTCTCTTGTTTGTTTTACTTTTTCAAATCTAACGGATTCTTCTGCAGGTGGATCAAAACTATCGTCTTTTTGAATAGCTTTTTTACCTCCAGTAGCTACTTCTTTTATCTTATAAACATCATGCTCCCAAGTTTTCCAATTAAAATATAAAACTGTTAATGTGTTATTTTGAGATAAAGAGTCGTTAACTTGATAGTCTTGAGGACTATACGTATTGTAAGTATTCCAATTAGAACCTTCTTTAACTAATTTTTCTATTTCAGGATTATCTAAATCTGGAAATTCTTTTTTAAGTTCATTAACTTTTATATTTTTTACTTCACCAAAATAATAACAATCTTCAAAGTTTGGATCTTCAGTATATGACCAAACTAAATTAGCTGGATCAACATATTCAACAACGACACCATCAGTATTATTAAAACCATGTTTAGCACAACCTATACCTATGGTTGCTATATCATAATCAATTCTTCTTTTTGTTTGATCATAATTATTAGATTTAAATATATTTTCTATAGCTTGTTCTTCGGCTATTTCTATACCTTGCTTATAATTAAGTTGCATGTAAAGTTCTAACTCTTCTGTGTTAGCAGGTAATTCATTTACAGCAAAGTTTCTAGCAGAAACGCCTAATGTTGTTTCCATTTTTAATAACAAATCAGCCGTATTTAAATCTTGCTGAACATCATTAACAAATTTAGTTCTTTTGCCTGTAGATAAAGCATCTTGTCCAACTGCTTTTATAGTAAACATTCTATCTTGCATACCATTAACAACAATATCTACAAACTTAGGAACAATAGGTACTGGCTTCCAGTCTAAGTTTAAATAAGATAAATCTCCGTTTATAGCAAATTCATCTTTATATTTTCTTATAGACTGCTCACCACGAGCATACAACCTTAATCTATGGCATTCTTCTCTAGAGTTATAAAACCTACTAACCCCATTGTTATCCTTATTGAACCACTCTTGTTCAATAGCTCTACCTACTGATAAACCATACTCTTGAGTCTTTTTGACAGAGTCTGATACCGCTTGACTAGGGAATGTGTAATTTTTCGCTTTTATTTTTGCCATATTTATTTTATTATCTCACTTCTTGATCCATCATTTTTATATTTTGAAAACGAAAAATCAAGTTTTTTAACTACTCTTTCCGCCCTTGGGCGATATAAATGTTTACGACACGCCATAATAGCTAACCCACTACTTATAGATGCATCGTATGCTGTTCTTTTTGATATATCAAACTTTGCCCAATCTTCTAATGTTCTTTGAAAAAACATATCTCCATGGTTTTCGTCTTTAGCACCAACGTATTCTTCTATATATGATTCAATAGCAGCAGCATGCGCTTGCTTTATGTCTTCTGAAGAGTTAGGAATACCTCCTAATTCTAATTCTGTTTTAGATAAATTACCAATTAACTTATCAGGTCTGTTCATTGAAAAACCTCTATAACCTCTTCTTTTTAAATGATAAAGTAATCTAGGTTTGTTATTCTCTGCAAGTATAGGCATACCATAAAATACTAATGCCATTAATACATCTTCAAAAAATATTTCAGCTGTTTGAGGTCGAGCAACATACTCTAAAAAAAACTTACTATTAGGCACATCACTTACCATTGAAAAAGTAGTTAAACCATGTAATGCTCCATTAGAACCTCTACCTCCTACTGTTCCTGATATATCATATGAGTCACAGCCAAAAGCACCTAATCCATTATTACCAGCGTACTTAATACCATTTTTAACTAATGTATTGTTTTGTATATTTTTTGGCGGTATCCAAGATATTTTAAATCTACCGTTGTTAGTTGGTGTCCAAATAACTTCAGTATCTTTCATACCATTTTTCCATGAAAATGAAC